TGCCGACGCCGAGTGGAACAAACAGCCACGGCAAAAATCACACAATCGGTCGGCTGGACGAGTGGGGGGGCAGCAGCAATCCTTTCCGTGGGACACCTCTTGGGAGAGTGCGCTGCGTGAGTTTCGAGTTATGGATGATGGGTCTACCTACGGCGTGGCGGCAGTCAATGCCCCCCGCAACGCCATCGTCCCGCAAGCCGCGCAAGCCGTAATCGAGGCATACCTTGAAACTTAGACCCTACCAAGAAGAAGCCGCCGACTTCCTGTACGCGCATGACCGGGCGATGATCCTTGCGCCCGTGGGCGCTGGCAAGACGGCCATCACCATTACGGCGATGAGCGATATGCTGCGCGACGGGCACGTCAAGCGGTTCCTTGTGCTTGCGCCTAAGCGTGTCGCGCAACACGTTTGGCCCGTGGAACTGGAAAAGTGGGGGCCAGGCTGGAAGCTGGCGCATTGCGTAGGCGCACCGCCCCGTCGTCAAGCCGCGCTGGATAGCGGGCGCGTCATCACGGTCGCCAATTACGACTGCCTGCAGTGGCTTGCCAAGCAGAAGCTGGACTTTGACGGCATCGTGTTTGACGAATTGACGCGGCTCAAGAACCCGTCTGGCGAACGCTTCAAGGCGCTGCTGAAGATCATCGACCAGTTCAAAGTCCGTTGGGGATTGACCGGATCTTTTACCAGCAACGGTCTGGAAGATGTATTCGGGCAGTGCAAGATCGTAGACCAGTCCTTGCTGGGCCGGTCGAAGGGCGCGTTCCTGCAGGAATACTTTGTCCTGATGAACAAGGAATACGGCGACTGGGCCCCGCGCGTAGGGTCGCTGGAGCGCGTCATGGCGCGCATCAAGCCCGCCACCTACTTGCTGCAACCGGGCGTCTACACCGACACGCTGCCGCCGCTGAACACGGTGGAGATGCGCTGCGATCTGCCGACCCGTGAGCCTTACGAGAAGATGCGGAAGGATTTTGCCGTCGAGTTTCCCGAAGCCAAAGTGCTGGCGCTGAATGCCGCCGTAGTGACGGGCAAGTTGCAGCAGATGGCGTCGGGGTTCATTTACGACACAACGAAAACACCCAACCCGGCCAGCCCCGGCAAATGGATCGTCACCCAGACGCCAGTGTGGTTTTCTGACCATAAACTTGATCTGCTGACAGACATTCTGGCCGAAAACCAGCGGGCCAATACGCTGATCGTGTACCAGTACCAAGAAGAACTGGCGGCGCTACAGCGCAGGTTCCGGCAGCTTGAGACACTGGACAACGCCAACGTCATCGAACGGTGGAACGCCGGAAAGGTGGAACTGTTGGCCGTGCATCCCAAGTCGGCAGGGCACGGCCTCAATTTACAATTCGGAGGCCACCATATTGTGTTCTTCAGCCTGCCGTGGAGCCTGGAACTGTACGAACAGACAGTCGGGCGGCTGCACCGCAGCGGTCAGCAGAACCCGGTCTGGTGTTACGTCCTGCTGACCAACAAAACCGTGGATGAGAAGATTTGGGCCGCGCTGCATGACAAGCGCGCGATTTCCGACATTGCAATGGAAGAACTGAAATGACCTTGCGCGAAAAGGCTTTACGGGCTAAATTGAAAGCTGCAAAAGCAGAATTGACAATCCGCCTGCGGACGTACAACGCCGCCGAGCGGGGGCTCATCAAGACTTTGCGGACGATCTTTAACCTGGAGCAGAAACTTGGAAAATCTGAACTGGCGCAGCCTGAACAACATCCTCGATACCCTGCCCGAAGACGAAGTGCTTCGGCTGCTGACTGAGGAGCGCGGCAACAAGCGCCGCGTGACGATCCTGACCCGCCTGCATCAGCGGTACTGCAGCCTGCGTGCGGCCCGTGAGCGCATCGACATTCTGGGCGAGGCGAAGGCCGTATGAGCGCCGACGCCCGACAGGTCGGCGGCACGCACTACAAGGACATGGCGATCCAGCCGTGGACGCTAATGGAAGCCGTGCTGACCCGCGAGGAATTCATTGGATTCCTCAAGGGCACGCTTCTGAAGTACGCCATGCGTCACGGCCACAAGGACGGGACGGACGACGCCGAAAAGGCCAAGCACTACCTGGAAAAGTTGGAAGAAACGACTAAATGGTAGCGCCCCGGAAGAACGCCTTGTCGTTCTGGATGTAGCACAACTCAGGCCACAGCAGTTCGCCGTTCTTGTACGTCAAGACGGCGAATCCCTGAACGTGCGCGGGGCCGTCTTCGGAGTAGTCAAATGCGTCCGAGGACGGGTCTGCAAATGATCCGCAATCCACCGAGTACAGGAATTTATCGTACTGCGCCTGCGCGTGGACGTTCAGCCGATGCAGGTGCCCGTGGACGTAATGGCACCCGGCTTTCTGGGCCTGCAAGTGCAGCATACCGGCCTGATTGCGGTGGCGCAGGACGGTGTTGTTGTTGATCCGCACCGTCCACGATAGCGGCCAGGAAGGAATGTAATCCTCAAGGCACGTCCCCGGCAGGTTCTCGACGTGCGGGGCGTTGACGGCCAGATACCGCGACAGGCGCGCATCGTGGTTGCCCAGCGTCATCATCGTGACAGCGCCCTTGGCGGCTTTGCGGATTTCGGTCATTCGGGCCGTCATGCACGCAAGCTGTTCGGCAATCGACGGCGGCTGATGCCAGCCCCGCGTCGGGTCGTAGCGGCTGATCTGCGTCCCGTCCAGCGCGTCCCCGCCGCACAGCACGGCCTTGGGCTTTAGTTCCCGGATCAGCGCCAGCAGCGCGTCCTGCGCGATCAGGTTGGAATCGGGGTAGAAGTGCGGGTCGCTGAAGATGATGACGTGGCCGTTTTTGACCTCTACGTCCCGCCTGCGCTCAAAGTGCATTTTGGCAGCGGTGTCGTCGCTGAACCGGGGCGCTTGGCCGTTGGCGGGCACGGTGGGGAGCAAAATGCCGTGCTCTGCCAGCGTGATGCGCCGAGCGTAGACTCTGCGGATGGTGATGCCCAGTGCTTTGGCTACCTTGCTGGGTGACTTGAGCCGAGTCCAGGTATCAATGAATTCCTTGTCCGAGATCAACTGGGCCATTAAACGCGCCTTTCGAAGTGTGGAACATCCTTAAAGGATGTCCAGTTCCCGCCCCAAGAATTCTTGGGGCTTAGGGATTCCCAGAAATTGCCGACTGCCTGCAGCGCGTTTCTGTCGTAGATCAGTTTGCCGTCTTTGAAGAAGTTCAGGTCAATCGCCAGACGCTTCAAATGGTTCGAATTCATCGTCTTCGACCGGCCAGTCTTGACGTAGATTTCCTGCTGTTCGGCGGTACGGTACAGTTCGCCGCCCGTCACCGTCCACCCCGTTTCGGTGGCTTTTCTGATCAGGCTTGTTACGTCCAGCAGAAACGCGGCCTGGTCGTTTACCAGGCTCATCGTCGTTTATCCATGACCTTTTCAACTGTCCGGCCTCCGAAATACGCCAGCATCACGATCTGGCCCCAGTTGCCCAGCAGCGTTACATAACTTTCCGTGGCGTTGTAACCAAACGCGCTCATCAGGGCGAACAGGAAATAGCCCATGAGCAGGGCGATAAGCGTAAGCGGGCGGATGTTCTTGGACAACCAACTGTCGGAAGCCATATCGGCCTTCCAGCGGTCTGTCACCGCAGCGGCTTCGGCCTTGAACAGTTCGGTGTCCAGCTTGTTTTCTTCAAGCCGCAGGCGCAGCAATTCTTCTTCGTGCTGCATTTCCGCCTGCTTCAGCGCGGCGATCTGTTCCGGCGTCATGTTGGGCGCAAGTTTTACGCCCGTCTTCTGTTCCACCCATTCCTGCCCCTTGGCAAGAACGGCGTTACCCAGCAGCGACAGGCCGTTCTGCAGCAGAGCGGCAACGACGGGGATCATTTGTCCGCCTTGTCATCCAGCTTGTTGAAGATGCGCTCCAGCATATGCTCGATCCGCGCTAAATCCTGGCGGTAGTCTTCCTTGGCAAGATACTGCTGCGGCATCATCCGCACGTCTTTGTCCAGACGTTCAATGGACTTGTAGATACTGTTCAACACCCAGCCGCCAAGCACACCCAGCAGCATCACGGCTAAATTGAACAGCACCTGGTAGTCCATCATTCACCTGCCATCGCGTTTGTTGCGGCCGGCGCACTAAACCGCGCCGCCTTGTTAAGCGCATCCACAATATACAGCCGGTCCCCCGGCGGCGTCATTTGAATCAGATCGTTCATGCTAGCGCCGGAACGCGAGGCTTTCAGCAGTGTTTCGTAAGTCTTTTTATTTACCTTGCCTTCCAATTCGCGGATGGCGGTATTCATCAACGCAACCTTTGGGCTAAGCATATTCGGGATGCGGAACCCCAGCGCGGTGTCACCAAAAATACCGCGCGCCGCCACGCCGCCTGCCGTAATGTCTTGTGCAATACCGCGCTCTCGCAGCAAATGCGCTTCCAAGTCGCGGGCGGGGGCCAGCTTGGAACCCATTTCTTCGGCAATATCAAAACTGCCGGGGCCAAAGATTTTTTCAACGGCCTTGGGGTCTTCGCCTGCCATGATTTTCAGGAATTTGTCCGGGCTGGATTTGTACGTTGAAAGCAGTTTTGCCGCCATTTCCTGCTGGCTGGCAGCGTTCATGCCGCTTTCAAACGTCTTGAGATAGTTAGCCCAACCGGTGCCGCCTGCATCGGCAATCGCCTTGTCGATAGTCGGCTTCAGCTTAGTAAGCAAACCGGCAGCAAATTGTTTCTGCGCCTTGGCATCGGCGTTTGGCATGAGCCGCGCGACTTCGGTGTTGATGGCGCTTTTGCGAATACCATACAACGCCCGCACGTCCATCACGCCGTCGCCACGCTCAACTTCATTGCGGATCAAATCGGCTACCCGCTTGAGGACGCCACTCTGTACGCTGTCCACGCGGACGGCAGGAGAATCAGCAAGTCCTTCAACTTTGCCAATCAGCCCCCGACACATCCAACGGCTTTGGAATATTCAGGTTTGAACCGGTCACTTCAGGTACCAGCAATTGCCGCCCGGTCTTTTTTGCTTCCTGCACAATTTCCGCGCGGCGCTGCACCGCCGCCAAGGCGTCTTCGCGCATAGGCGCGGTCACGCCCGACACGGTAGCTTTGGTGCCCGCCGCAGTCGCTTTGGCTTCCGCTGCCGTTGCGCCGCCCGCAACACGCGCAAGCCGGTCAATAATCGGCTGAACTTGGGCTTCTTTTGCCGCCAAATCACCGCGCCCTGCCGCTGTTTGTTCAACAGAACTAAGCATCGCCTGATAACCTGGAAGACGTTGCGGAAGGGCAGCAGCCGCCTGCGCGGCAGATTC